ACTTTTGATTTAACTTCTAAAGATACCACTGGTGTATTTTCCGACTCTATCGTGGCTATGCCATCATCTAAGAATACTAATGTTATGAGAAATATTGAGGCTTACCTTGATATTGATGCGTTAGTAGCAGCAGGTGGTAGCTTCTCAGACGGAGATGTCTTTCAGGTGTTAGAAATCCCTGCGAACACTTTAGTCTTAAATTCGGGTGCAGAAGTAATGAAAGCATTTACTTCAAGTTGTACTCTTGATATGGACTTTGGTGGTGGCGATGACATTATTGATGGTGCAGATATAACCTCTACAGGTTTTTGTGCAGCAGGAACTAATGGTCAAACTAACACTGTTGTAGGAAATGCAGCTTCAACTTACACTCAATTTATCACTACTACTGATACCATTGATTGTACGATTGCAGGTGCTGCTCCAGCTACAGGCAGACTCAGAGTCTATGCAACTGTTATTGATTTAGCAGGTCATGGATTAGACGATAAGCCTGATGAGGTCGATAGAGACCAGTTAGCATAACTTTTCTAGGGGAGCAGGGCAACTTGCTCCTCTACACTTTTAGGAATTATTATGGCAGAAACTTTTTTAACATTGACAAATAGAGTATTAGGAAGATTAAATGAAGTACAATTAACTTCTACATCTTTTGCAACTGCCAGAGGAATACAGGTTCAAGCAAAAAATGCAGTAAATGAATCTGTTAGATATATTAATCAAAAAGAATTTCAATATCCTTTTAATCATTCTACAAAAACAGAAACATTAGTTCCGGGAACAGTAAGATATTCAATACCTACAACTGCAAAAACTGTGGACTATAATACTTTTAGATTAGTTAAGGATTCAGATTTAGGTTCAAGTGGTGGTAGATTATACGTTATAAACTATAATGAATATATAAATAGTTATATCACGCAAGAAGATGAGATAGATACTACTACATTAGATGGTGCATTAACAGATTCAGCTACAACTATAACAGTAGCAAGTACAACAGGTTTTGATTCTTCAGGCACTATATTTATAGGTAATGAACAGATAACCTATACAGGAACATCTTCTACTACATTTACAGGTGCAACACGAGGAGCTAATGACACTACTGCCTCTGCACATGATAGTGCTACACAGGTAGCACAATTTGAATCAGGTGGTGTACCACAATATGTTTCTAGAACACCTGACAATAATTTTTTATTGTATCCTTTTCCGACAAAAGGTTTTAGTTTAAAGTATGACTTCTTTTCTTTTCCAACAGATATGTCTGCAGCAACAGATACAACAACCATACCTGATAGATTTGCAGCAGTTATAATAGATGGAGCAACTGCTTTTGTTTATCAGTATAGAGGTGAAACTGCACAGTATCAACTAAATTTTGATAGATTTGAACAAGGTATAAAAAATATGCAGACATTACTTGTAAATAGATTTGAGTATGTTAGGTCTACATTTATACCAAAAATAGGATATACAAGCACTGCAGATTTAAGTATTAGGGTGAACTAAATGCCTGACGCTTCTCAAGTACAACCTGTAAACTTTCCTCTACAGGGTGGCTTAGTTTTAAACAAGTCAACCTTTGCTATGCAACCCGGAGAGGCACTAGAGTTACAAAACTTTGAGCCTGACATAGAAGGTGGTTACAGAAGAATAAATGGTTTTAGTAAACTTGTCACTAACATAGTTCCACAAACAAGTGCTTCTACAGAAGCAGTGTTATTATCCATAAAGTTTAATAACAAGATTGTTGCTGCAAGAGGGGAAAAAATATTTACTGCAACTGCAGGTGATAATTCTTGGACAGCTATAGATACAGGGAGAACAAGTGCAGGTGTCTACGATTTTGAAGTATTTAACTTTGATGCAAATGATAAATTTATAGTTGCAGATGGCAATAATGCACCAACAGTATTTAACACATCCTTTGCAGCGACAGATGTATCTTCTGCAGGAAGTGGCGAAGTAAGCACTGCAGTAACAGGTGCAAAGTTTGTTAAAGTATTTAAAGACCATATGTTCTATGCAGGAATGTCTAGTAATAAACAAGAGGTTGTATTTAGTGTGCCTTTTGACGAAGACAATTTTGCAACAGGAAGTGGTGCAGGTAGTATAAAAGTTGATGATACTATAGTTGGACTTAAAGTTTTCCGACAAGATTTATTTATATTTTGTGAAAATAGAATATTTAAATTGTCTGGAAGTTCACTTTCAGATTTTGTTATAACTCCTGTTACAAGAGACATAGGTTGTGTAAATGGACAAACTATACAGGAATTTGCAGGTGATTTAATATTCTTAGCACCTGATGGATTAAGAACAGTTGCAGGTACTGCAAGAATTGGTGACGTTGAACTAGGAACTATAAGTGCAAATGTACAACCTCTTTTCAATAGTAATATAGCTACTGCAACAAGTTTTACTTCTGTTGTTATACCTAACAAAACTCAGTATAGAGTTTTCTTTTCTAAGTCAGGCATATTAGAAAGTTTAACAGAAGGAGCTATATGTTCTCTAAGAGGACAGACATTTGAGTTTGCAAAGTTAAAAGGTATTAAGCCTTCATCTACATCTACCTTTACAGACACAAGTGGTACAACTGTTATACATGGTGGATTTGATGGTTTTGTATACCAACAAGAAAGTGGTAACGATTTTGATGGAACTGCTATAGATGGTAAATATAGAAGTCCTGATTTAAGTTTTGGTGATGCAGGGATACGTAAACATATGCAACGTGTTCTTGTGAGTTACAAACCTGAGTCTTCAGT